TTTTGGCAAATTGCTGCTCTCTTCGAACTTAGATTCCATATTATCACTTCCTCTCTAATTTGCGGATTGTCTTTCAAGCTCGATTTTTCCAATGGCCTCAACCATTTTTTCATAAGCACCGGAAGGATTGCGCTTACCATTTAAAACCATATTTACATATTCTGGTGTCCATCCAAGCACCTCAGCAAGCTCTTTTTGCTTAATTCTGTGCAGATGCATCTCTGCAATAATTTCGGACGTCCACAGTTCTGGCATTTTGTCACCTCCATTTTTTTGTTGACTTTAACAGTTGAATTTCTTAAACATAAATGATAGTATAATAATAGCCAAATTGTTATACTATATAAACAAATTCATCAAATTACAGAATGGTATTTGCTTGTTTGTTTATGAACTTCAATTCTGTGAGATAATTATAATTCATGTTCATAAACAAGTCAATACCTTTTGTTAATGTTTGTAAACTTAAACAAATGTTTAAAGGGGTTTTGTATGTTTTATAATATTTTTGAAAGGCTTTGTAATGAAAAAGGGATAAAACCAGGCAGAGCAGCGGATGAAATTGGAATAAGTAGAGCAACTGTAACGAATTGGAAAAAAAACGGGTATAGTCCGCGTAAAAATGTGCTTGAAAAAATTGCAGAGTACTTCAAAGTATCTGCTGATTATTTATTGAGTGAATCAGAGCAAAAAAAAATCCCCGCTGATATGGACAGCGAGGAAATAGATATAGCGATTGAGTTAGAGGAGATGATGCAGAAGTTGGAAAGTGATGGAAGTTTGATGTTTGATGGGAATCCAGCGTCACCGGAGGCAATCAGGAGCATAAAAACAGCGCTGGAGATGGGATTGCGATATGCAAGAGATGTAGAAAAGGGGAAAAGCAAATAAAAAGGATGTGTATAGTGTGTTTAAAAAAGTGGGCAAATTGATCTCCGAGTATGATGATGCAGACCCTTTGTCACTTTTGCGGGCGATTGGGGTAAAAATATTCCTACTTCCAATGGAAGGAATCAGCGGAATATATAAGACAATTCATAAAATACCGATGGTATTCATCGATAACAACCTATCAGAAGATCAAATCTGTTTTGTGGCAGCCCACGAGCTTGGCCATGTTGTGTTACATAGGGAACTGAACCGATTTTTTATGGATAGGTACACTTTGATAAGATCCAGCATTTATGAACAGCAGGCAGATTTGTTTGCGGTATGCTTGTTACATCCTTCGCCTGATGATGTGATCGAAGATGGAGATAGCTTTGAGCGGCTATCTCACAAACTGGGGGTATCGGTAGAGCTTGCTAAGGCTTATTATTTCGAAACATTAAAATAAAGCAACAAAAAAGCCGCCCTCTGTGCTGGAACACAAAGAGCGGCAGGTTGTCTCCCACGATAGGAAACGTTATATAATGTCCAATGTTATTATAGCACTTCTTTTGTGGGCTGGCAACCGCATACCCAAAAAGGAGTGTATTTTTATGCCAAAAAAGAAACTCGCCCCACCTACATGGGACGAAAAAAACAACCGATGGAAAAAGGTTGCCTACTGCAACAACATGAGCAAAACCTTTTACTCCAAAAAGCGTGGCGCCACCAGCGCCGAGCGGGAGATCACCGCTGCCATCAATCAGTGGAAGGATAAAATGGAGGGGCTGACCGGCGCCGGACACCTGACGCCGATGTCACGGGTGAAGGACGTTTATCCTGATTTTCTGGCAGACTTGCGGGCGAGGACAAGCCAAGGCCATTGGGAGCCGATGGCAAGGCGGTTTAAAAACTGGATTCTTCCTGTTATAGGAACAAGGTCAATCATAGATTTGAACGACGCTGTACTTCAAAAAGTTATTAACCATGCTTTTAAAGATGGTGGAATATCCAAAAAAGGATTGATGAATCTTCGAGCGGACCTGTCCTCATTCGTGAAATTTTGCCGAAAAAATCAGCTGACATCATACCGCCCCGAAGATATTGACATTCCAAAAAGCGCAGAGCGATCACAGAAAAGCATCCTGCAGCCAGAGGAATTAAAAGTGCTGTTCAGTGAAGATTATGTTTCGCTGTATGGTAGGCCTGTGTTTGAAACATACATCTATGGCTATCGGCTGCAAGTCCTGCACGCGTTACGCCCTGGAGAGATTGGAGGGCTTCGCAAATCTGACCGAGTTGGTGATGTTGTATATATTCAGCGGTCCATCAATGTTTACGGTAAAGTAACGCAAGGAAAAAACGACAACGCCATCCGGTCGATTGTCCTGTCCGATCTTGCGAAAGAGTGTTGGGACAAACAAGCGGCCCTGTCAGATAATGAACAGATGTTTCCTGATTTCGACGAATCCAAATATCGAAAGCACTTGATCTCCTACTGCAAGCAGCACAGCATATCTCAAGTGTCACCATACGAGCTGCGGCACACTTCCATATCCATCATGCAGACGCTTCCAGAAGGACTTGTAAAAGCCGTTGGTGGACACTCACGGAGCATGGATACTTTCGGAGTATACGGCCATGAAGTGCAAGGTGACAAAACCCTGACAGCTCAATTATTGCAGGAAAGATTCACAAACTTGTTGAGCAATTCCGAAAACCAAGGTCAAAACAAGGTCAAACCTGAAAAATAGTAAAAGAAAAACCTCAACAAACCGCATAAACAAGCCATTTGTTGAGGTTGTGTTATTGGTGGAGGCGAGGGGAATTGAACCCTGTCGCATAGTATGTTAAAAAACATAACAGTTAATTTTATGATGTGTTTATGCGATTTATAAGTCATGTATAATATAATAAAGCATCAAATAAGCTTTAAATAGTTTATGAAAACAAGGTCAAAAACAAGGTCAAAAATCAAGGCCCGTTGCCTTGCCTTTTGGGGTGTGGATAGAAAAAATTTATTTTGTTTTGTCGTGTCGCCCGCTCCGGCGGGCGTGGATATAAATAATTAATTGTAATTTAAGGCAACAAAAAGAGGGAGACGGCTTCTTGCCGCCTCCCCTTTTCTCTGCCCTATTTTACAACATACGCAAAATATTTTTCCAGCTTGTCTTTGCCCGCGTCCTTGTCATCCAAAAACGCTTTTGCCATATCAGCGTAAAATTCTACCGAATTTACATTGAGCTTTTTGGCTACAGGATAATAGTCAGAGTACATCATATTCATGGTAACGTAAAACTCGACCGGATCACATTGGATGCCGCGCTGCTCCATTACCTGCTTGGTCTGCTCCATATTCCAGTGCGCACCCTTGCTGCCGTCCTCGTTGACCATCTTGCGGGTGATCTCCTCGGCCTTTGGAGCGGTCAGTTTGTCAACCTGGCCAACTTTGCCCATATCCAGCTTGCCGTCCATCCGAAACCGATATGCGCCTCCGTCCTCGTCATCATCGTCCTCATAGCGTGCACCGGCCTCTCTGCGCCGTCCCATGCGGTCGCGGCTCTCCTTGCCGTAGTCATCATAGTCCTTCGCCTCGCGGCCATACCGGCGGCCCATATTGCCGTATTGGCTCATATCATGGTCATCATATTCCCTTCGGCCATAGCCACCGCCCATGCGGTCATCATCGTAACCGCTGCTATTGCGGCCCATCCGGTTATAATCGCGGCTACCGTAGTCGCGATCCATGCGGTCATAGTCGCGGCCATAATCCTGATTGTTTTCTTTCGCTCTGCTGCCCTTGTTCTTCCCGCTGTTGGACAGTATCATCGCTTTGGTGATCCCTTTATTCATTCTTTTTTCCCTCCCTTATGCTGCAGGTGTGGTAGGTGCAGTGCCATCAATGCCAGGCAAATTGTTGCTTGGAGAGCAGCAAGGACGGCCAAGCATCTTAAAGCTGCCGCCGGTCGCGTTGGTGCTGACGCAGACAGCGTACCGGGTTCGGGTGCGGATACCGCAGGCAGTGACCTGCGCACAGTTGTGGGTAGTCAACGGGTACTGCTCGGTACCGGTGCCGATGGTGATGTATACCGGGGATGCAATGGTCGCGGTGGTTGGGATACTCTGCGCTACTACGATACAATATTTTTCGCCGTTGTTGTAAGTTCCTGCTGGCAAGTTAATCAGCACATTGCCGCCGCTTACGGTGACAGCCTGGCTAATAACCAGATGCTTGCACAGCTGGCAAACTGGTTTGCAACTCATAATGATACCTCCATATAAGATAAGGCGACCGCCCGAATGGACAGCCGCCCTATAGTGTGATCGACGGCTCTATCTGCCGGATGATAATGGACTAGCAGCCACAGCCGTAACCGCAGCCACTGTTATACCCGTTATATCCATTGCCATAGCAGCAATTGGGGTTAGGTACAACGTATGCAGGTACCGGGCAATCCCTACCCAGTCTGCGGATCAGCTCGGCGGTCTGTGCAGCCTGATTTGCGGTAATGTAAGCGTTCTGCTCGCTCTGGCTTGCCGCAAATTTAAGCGCCTGATTCTCGGCCTGCAGGGAAGAAATCTTATCCTGGGTCAGGAAATCCATAATAGCACGGGTGGATGCGTTCTGGCCGTCGATGATGTCGCGGGTGCTGGTCTGGATCAGGTTGCGGGTGTCGCAAGTCTGGGTCGCCATGTCATAGCGCACGCCCTGGATTGCGTTGTTGATGCCGCTGGCCTGAGTAGCTACAGCATACTCAATATCTTTCTGGCCGCCCTTGATGTCGCAGCAGCAGGAAGCCATCTGAGATGCAAGGCTGTTGATGCCCTGCTGGGTCTGATAGCCAAGTTGGCAAACTGCGTTATCAACACCGTGGAAGCCGGACATTAGCGAGTTATTGAGGGTGTAAGTGCTGTCGCACTGGCCTCTTTCCAGACCTCTGATACCGTTGTCAAGCTGGTTAAAATTAAAGGCGTCGGACACGTCGTAGGTGGTAGCGCACTGGCCACCGCAGCCGCCACGATTGCCGCCAAAGCCAAAACCATTGCCGCCCCAACCAAACAGACCAAACAGAAGAATGATCCAAATCCATTCCCATCCGTTGCCAAAACAGCCGTCGTTATTGTTGTTGCCGCTGTCCTGTCCCAGCGCGTAACCGGCTAACATTTCGTTATCCATATTCGTTCTCCTTTATCAGTTATTTCAAGCGGTTTCCCGCATTGATTCGAGTTCCCGGTTTTTCTCAAGACCCGATAACTGATAAGGGAGATTTGTTTTATTTGGGCAGCTTCATCCCCATCTGCCGGGCAACCTCGTCAAGGGAGGTGCCCCGCTCTTTGGCCATATTGTCCGCGATGGTGTGCAGCTGCTCCGGGGTCTTGCCCTGAATTAGCTGCATCATCGCAGCCGCCTGTGGGTTTTGCCCCATCATATTCTGTAGATACTGCATCGGGTTTGCCCTGTTTTGCATCATCTGCATTATCATCTGCATTGGATTCATCATGCTTTTGCGCCTCCCCTAGTGGATGCCGGTTTCTCTTGCTTTTCGGTTATTGATTTCAGTTCGTCCAGCTCGTCTTTAAGCTCCTGCAATTGCTCAAGCGTTGCATACTGCGAAACAGGTAAAACAGGCTCCTGCGCTGTCTGCGGGGCGCTAGCGGGTATCTCTATCATGTATCTGCGGAAAATAGCAGAGCCATCCTGCATATTGAGTTGCTTGGAGTAGATTGCGCCGTGCGCCATGTCCGGCAGCAGCATAAGCGACCCGTCAAACTCTACCGGCACGCCCCGTGCCTCCTCCTCGGAAGCGACAGGGCGAACCTTGATAGAGGGCTGTTGAGGTTGCTGCATCGCAGGGACCGTCTGCTGCATTGGCTGCGCAGGCTGATTGTATCCCTGCATATACGGCAGGTAAGAGTAAGGTGGATAGGGGTAAGCCATATTTTTACACGTCCTTTTGTCCAGATCGGGGAAACCGGCCCGGCGACGTGTACCGCGCCGGTGGGATGTTCTCCCGTTTCCCCTGTCTCTATTATCCCTCTTTTGCCTCTTTTTTGAGCGGCGAAAAGGTGTGTCTGTGTGCGCTTGTGTGCGGTTTTGTGCGCAAAAAAAAGGCCGGGGTTTTATCCCCGGCCCAAATATATATTACTATTTTGTAGCCCAAAAGTCAAGAGGTTCCCCGCAATATTTTAAATTATTTTTTCGGGCACTCACACCCACAATCTGCCGTCTGTTTGCTCTTGTCCAGCACCGGCAGCTCGCGCAGATCCTCTACCAGCTTTGTGACAGTGCCGTTACCGCCCAGGCTGTGATATTCCGCATACATCTTTTCCACCGCTTCCAGCCCGTGCAGAGTGATCCAGCCGCGTTCGATGTAGTGATAATAGGAGCTGACCAACTGCCCACGCAGCAGCGCCTCGATGCCGCTTTCAATCGCTCTCTGTCTCCGCCACAGGCTTTTAGCCGCCCATACCATGATACCCAGGAGACCGCTGAACAGGGCCTCCAGCCAGTATTTTGTTACCCACTCCACCATGCCCATCACCTCAAATTATCGTTTAAAATAGTTGGCTACAGATTCAGCCACCGCCGCCCCGATACCCTCAACATCTGGCACGCGCAGATAGATCATCGGGCTACTGTCCTGCCAGTACCACGGCAGATCTTTGACCGCATCAAAATCCAGCTTGTGGCTGCCCAACATGTACAGGTCAAGTCCCAGCATCTTGAGCGGGTGCTTGTACAGGTTTTTGGCTCGCTGGCTCTCGTCAATATTGCGGGAGGCGTATACCCCTAACCGTTCGCCCGGCCATCCGTCTACCCGGCACGGCTGGACGTAGCAGCCGTTGCTGCGCTGGACAAATAGGGTGTATTCCGGCTGCGCCTCTGCGATTGCGTAATAGCCCGGATAGCTGGATGGAGCCGCCATCTGATTGACCGCGCCAAAGCCGATCTCCCGCATTGCGCTTGCGATGTCATCCGCGATGGTTGTCCCGTCGATACCGACAATCAGTATTTTGCGTTTGCCGTAATATGCGTTTGCCATCATCCTGCCCCCCTAATCGTGCTTGTCCAGCCCATATTCCTTCCAGGCGTTTTCAATTACTACTTTGATAGTGTCTGTGTCAATCTTGATATTATGCTCTGCGCAGCGCTGCTCAATGTAGTCCGCGACCCACTCAAATTTAGCATCGCCCTGTCCCTGCGCGTTAAAAATAATCTCCGCTGCCTGCACACCAGCATAGGCATAGTTGACAATCATCTGCCACTGCTCGTTGGTCATCTTGCTCTTAATCAGCGGCACCACCACGCTTGTGAGGATGATGCCCAGCAAGCCAATCACTGCTACTACAATCTGTGTAATATCAATCATTTTTTACCCATCTCCTATACTTTTTGTAAATTTTTGATGTTGATGGCGGTGGTAACCTGCCCGTTTTTGCCGATAACGGCTCGGGCTCCGCTTACCTCCATCACTGTAAAGCTATCGCGATATACCCAAGTGGCAAGCCTTCCGCCTCCCCATGGCCCCGTGCCTTTGCGGATGCGCACCGTGTCACCGACCTTTGGCAGGGTAGATGCGGGTTTCGGCTTGCTCTTTTGAGCATAATCGATAAAAGGGCATTCAAACCACGCTGTCCACCGGGTAGCACCCGGGCCTGATAGAGGGGTGCGGATGGCTCCCTTGCCTCCGGCACACTCAATCACCCAGCCGTCCCCGATGTATACACCCACATGGCCTTGCATATATACGCAGATGCCCGGCTTGTCCGGGATAGTGCCAATCGGCCCTCTGATTTCGGCAGCATTGTACATCATGCCGGTATTGTAATCCAGCTCCGCCCGATAGAGGGGCTTGTCCAACTTATCCACCCACATACAGTAGCCTTTGATGAGGCCAACGCAGTCGCTGGCCGTCTGCCCCAGATGGGGACGGTGCAGGGCCTCGTTGTTGTATCGTGGATACTGCTTGATTTTTATCTCCATTAAGCGCTCATCCAGCAGGTTGCCATAGGTGCCCCACACATACCACCATTTTTCTTTTACCGCCCGCTGGGCATGAGCTACCAGCCCGGCAGGTGTTTTCCCGGTCACAATCGGCATTTTTTTATCACTCCCTCTTGCTCTCATCCTTGCCTCGTTTGATTTTGGCTAAATTCCACAACTCCACTGTGATAAAGCCAAAAAATACAATCGTAAGCTGCGGCTCCGGCTGTACTCCTGTGCGCCACTGCATCATCAGACAGATACCTGTATAGCCGATTGCTAATCCAAGGCACAAAAGCACGATGAGCCGGGAAAACAGCCCTTTGTGCTTTGCCTTGCGCCGCTGGGTGGCTTTTTCCTGCTCTGCCACCATGGCAGCCACTCGTTTGATTTCTTCGTCTGTCACTTTTTTTCGCCTCCTATTCCGCCAGATGCTCGCATCCCGAATCAATCAAGATGTTTTTTACCTGTGTTTTAAGCAATCTTGGTACATCCGCAAAGGTTTTTTTACCCAGCATAATCTGCTGTGCCCACAACATAGCCATCATTTCTGTCTCTCCTTTCTATTTATATAGTAATGTTGACATCTCCAGCAAACACTCTGTAAGCATCTGATTTTGCTCCTCCAAGGATTTTATTCGCTCCGTTTCGGTCGGCTCCCTTTTTGGCTCATAATTCAGATATTTTTCCGGGTGCTTTTTAATATCATCGATGTTTAGGTTTTCCGTTTTTTCGCAAAATTCGTGGTAGTCGTACTCGTAGTAGTGATAATCCCCGTATTCGGTGTGTTCGACACCCTCTGCCTCGTGCAGGGAGATATAGATGTAGCTCTTATCACCATGATTTTTTACAACTACTTCCGGCTGTGGTGTATCAAATCGAGCTTTTGTCACAAAATCACCCTTTCTGTCAATCGCGAGTGGTAAAGTTCTGTGCCGCAGAATCGAGCCAGAACCAGCAATGCAGGAACGCGGCCCCGGAATTCGACCAAGTTAAGAAATCACCGCCTTGCAGATACTCTCTCATCCCTGAGTTCTTGCCTCCGGCATAGCATCTATCTCCAATGCCTACCATGTTTCCGGTGCCGATAGTAGCTGGATACCATGAGCCCTCCGGCGAGATTTTTATATCTCCAATCCAAAAATCGGCAGCATCCGGGGTGGCAGGGATATTGCCTAAGTTGATGTAGTCCCTCTTGATTTCCGTCTCCGAGGTTACTCTTTTTACACCTTTGGGCGCAAAGTATACATCTTTAGAGTAATCCTCCCGAAAGAGCGTCACCGTATCGCTCGCAATCTCGTATAGCCCTACTGCGTACTCTCGTCCGTTTATGCGATAAGGATAGGTATATTCGGATGGAGAGGCCATAGCCCCATCGTGCCTGCCAAGTACTGATTTTGTCGTACCGGTATACCAAGGCATGGTTGATACATAAATCTGAGATGTGATTTTACCCACTTGCACAGGCAAAGTGTTAAAAGGCTCTGCACTTAGCACCAGCTTGGCGTTTTGCTCATCCATATCCTCAATTGCCAAAATCTCTGCACTGTCTGCGTATCGGTGCATCGTACTAACGCCCCTATCGGTATTGAGGGAGCCGTTATTATCTCCGCCGTATCCGATAGATACCCTGCTACCTACTACAAATTTGCCTTTATCAGATTTTTTTATCGGGAAGTAGGATTCCGCCTCTGCTCGCTCAATGCTTGCAGGCAACTGCACATTATATCCGGTGCATCCTCCGTAAACGCTCTGACTGGATTTTGTGCCATACTTAATCGCCATCATCACTTGCTGATACACCATATAGCAAGCGCCTGCGCCATGATACCCCTCCCCTTTTTTGCCGTAATTGATAATCATGTTGTTGTACGATTGATTTCGTTCCGGCTTGCGATTTGGGAGGCTGTGTAACAAGCTGTCCTCGCCAATCGAGGAGAGGAAGGCTGAGCCAATGCACCACGGCAATACCGTGCCGTCCGCTCTTACACACTCTACCCACGGTTTTAAGCCAAGTTCAGGATGTGGGCTATCTGAGATGGTATAAATCTCATAATCTCCAAAATCCTCAATCCTCCACCAAAAGCTCATGTGCATAGTACCTACATCTACCGCTCCGCTCTCTTTGTAACTCTCCATCCCCTCAATCGCTGTAGGGATAGGCGCGCCATCAGCCTCGCGGGTATAGTTGCAGTACCGCCAGTCAAAAAGCGGCACATCTGCATAATCATCCCGCCCCTCGGTGGTAGCTGTGGATGGCTCGCAGATAAGCCCGGCATTGTCAGCAAGCTTTTCGCAGACCGTTGTAGGATTTGCCGCAAACTTCCAGACTTTTGCTTGGTACACCTTTCCAGTTCTTCTCATATTGTAGTATGTCTCGATTACCTTTAAATCCAGCTTGTCCTTGCGTGCAAAAATCGCATCTGCCTCGGATTTAGTGTAAACATCGCCCAGCTCGTACCCAGTGCCGCCAGCATTTACCATCGGCACCTTGCCAGCGTCCTGCGCTGTTGGTTCTGGGACGCCTAACCCCGGATCTCCTTTGGGGCCTTGTGGCCCTTCCGGCCCCTGTTCGCCTTGTGGCCCTGCCGGGCCTTGCTCTCCCGGTTCTCCCTGCGGCCCGGTGTCCCCTTTCGGCCCGGTGTCCCCTTTCGGCCCTGGCTCTCCCTGTGGGCCGGTTTCGCCTGTCGGCCCTTGTGCGCCATCCTTGCCCGGGCTGCCCGCTCCCTCAATTGTTACATTGATTTGCGGGCAGGGGTCAAGTGTCGATACTCTTACATCCATCTTAGTAGTCATAAGTCACCTCCTGCGCAACTGTAAAACGCGACGGTTTTACAATCGTTTTAACTGCACCGCCCGCAAAGGTAAGCTGCAAATCGTAGACATATACCCCGAAACCGAGCGATTGTGTATCCTCTGGCCAAATAGGTATATCCACTATGTTTCCCTCAAACTCGGTGATCTCCTTGTGCAACAAAATCTTGCCGCCTACATAGGAACGCACCGTCATCTCCAGCTTGTCCCCTGGCTGCAGCTCATATCCGCTGATTGTTACCTCTATACACTCGCTGTCTCCACGGGTCATTGTTAGGTTGGTGCCAGATACAATCAAGACAAATCACTCCTTAATTTCCACTCATTGCCCTCCGTTGGCTCCCAAACGCAGGGAATCATGTCCTTTTTGGCTTCCCAGACAACGCCGTCCTTGCGTACAAGGTCGCCTGTGTGCACGTGCATACCATAAGCCCAAGGTTTGACACCGTCTGCTCCTGCGACCACATACGGCACATACACAGCAAGCATACCCTCGCTGTCCGGTGGCTGATGCTCCTGTGCAGTGGTTTTCTGCTGCACCTGATAGGCAATGTCTTTGTGGGTAATAAGCTCCCACTGTGCAAATTCTTCACCGGCTGCCCATACACGATAGGCGGATGCAAACAGTCCGGCAGATTCAGGCAGATTGGTTTGCAGCGTCGGTGACATAGCCTGAAACAGGTCACCAACACCGAGCATCATAGGAGAAGCAGTAAGGGACTGTGAAACGGATGCAGAAACCATTTCATCCATGTTCTTCTGCATTTCTGCCATCGGATCATAGGGGAGGATTTCTTCCTCCTGCTGGGTTTCTTCGTTGTATCGGTAAAAGTGCCCTTCCCGGTATGTGTCGCCGATTCCTACGCCCAGCCCATCCGGGATGGTGATAGCGTTGCCAAAATCAGAGGCGTTGCGCGGGTCGATTTCGATGATATTTACAACAATGTTGTTATCAATTACTGCGTGTCGCATGGTTGTCCCTCCTATCTCGCGTTACGGATAATGCAGATGCCTTGAGCGCCAGAGCCGCCACCATTGCCATAGTCTACTGCACTCGCACTATCACCGCCGCCACCACCACCACCATACCCGCCACCAGCTTTTCCCCCAAAAAAGAAATCACTAGTTGTTCCACCTGTATATCTACCTGTTGCGGCTAAGATTGGGGTTCCTCCTCCTCCAGCTCCGGCTGCTCCTGTTACTGGGCCACCACCTGAGTGTCTACACGAGCCACCACCTCCGCCAGAATATAAGTCTGCCCCTGAATCTCCAAACTCTCTCGTTGTTTTGCCTTGCCCGGGTCCGCCGGGATACTCACGGTAATGTGCTCCACTACTGGCACGCCCACCGCCAGAGCCTCCATCAGTGCCTCCTGCACCGGCGGTTTTGGTGAGCCCTGTAACCGACCCGCCACCTCCGGAACCACCGCTTCCGCCTCCGTTATATGAGCTACTTCCACCTCTGACTGAAAAAGAATCAAAAGAGCTTGCACCTCCGTCATTACCTGAACTCCTATTGCCAGATGCGCCACCAGCCCCAACTTGAATTTGCACCCTTTGATTTTTGCTCATACTCACTTTTTTGTGGGTGGCTGTATAGCCACCACCTCCGCCACCGGATGAACTGCCAGAAGCTCCACCGCCAACTAAAAATACATCAATCTCTGCATCTTCACTCAGCCATGTCAGCACACCGGAGGAAAGGAATTTAATGCGCCACCAGCCCTGTTCCGTGTTATCTTTGAGAAGCGTTGCATTTCCGGTATAGTCATACTTTGGCCAGATTTCTGGTATGTAGGTTTTCACAGCAGGAGCTTTGTATTTGCCGTTTTTGCCGATGGTAAACACTGCAAAATGGTAGTTGATGCTGTCCTGAAGGCCCGACACAGTGACGGTGGTGTCGGTGCCGCTGTAGACCTCGATGCCGTCGTTCGGGTTTTCGGGGTCACTGTCGATTTTCTGGATGACCTTTGTCACGCTGTAGCTCTGCTGGGTCGGATTGGTCCATGTCAGGGTAGCGCTCCCTTTGTTTCCTTCCAGCTTTAAACCGCTGACCGGATTCGGCACATCAGAAGGTGTTGCGCTGGCAATCGCGCCGGTGGCGTCCAACTGGAATTTGTTCTGGCTGTTATACGCAAAGCCGCGTCCGTAGTAGGTGCGCTCCCACTGCACGCCCTCGGTATATGTAAAAGTGGTGCCGGTGCCCTTGTACACCTGTGTGCCGTCGGTCACGCCGTTTGGCGCGCTGCCTTCTTTGACCACCAGAATCATACCGGCAAAGTTTTCGTCCACAGGATTTGTCCATGTAAAGACAATGGTCGGCGTCTCACCCTCTGGGGTGCTCGCCTGCATATTGCTAACCTGCGCCGGTAAAGGCCTTGGCGCTCCGCCACCGGCAGACGCCCAGCATCGTCGGGAGGTCTTGTCAAAGTTGATGGTCACGACCTCGCCGGCCTTCCATGCCTCACTCAGCGCCGGGTCAGTACCCTGATAGAGGTTATACACCACATCGTCCACCGTGATGGTGTCGTCCTCGGCAAAGGCACGGGGCATCTTGAGGGTCAAGGCAAAAACATCCATGTCGCCGACCGGGAAAACAGGGGCCACCTGAAAATCTCCTGTTGATTCCAGCACGGTGCCGGAGTTCGAGAGGTTTGTCCATGCGGGCGCTCGTTCTTCGAGACGCTCAAAGTTCTCTACCAATTTTGCAATATCTGCGGCATCGGTATAATCGGGCAAATTAAGCCCTAAATATTTTCCAATCCTCATATGTTCCTCCCATTATATTGTTTTCGAGCCTAACAGGATATTATCCCAAGACAGCTCTTTTACGGATTTCCAATTACCAAAATCATCCAGCACCTCACCCCATGTCTGATACTTGTACAGCACTTTGATGATAAGATTTGCGGGTATCAGCTCGTACAGCATTTCATAAAGCGGCGCAAGGTCCGGGATTTTGGTGGTCCCCCGATAGTAGATATCGATTACATACGGTTCGCCATGTCGGTAAAAGTCACCCCATTTGCGGCGAGAGGCGTTGTGCCAGGTTTTATATTGCTCCTGCACCTGTCCCCATGTCAGTTCCTCGGCATCCCACCACATTTCAATGTCCACCGGCACACCCAAATATGTCTCCACCACACGCCGAAGGGTGCCAAGGTTGATTACACCTCTTGCCCGTAACTTCGCAAGGCAGGCATTCCGCCGTGCCTCTAGCGTTCCGCCGATTGGCGGCGATACACCCAGAATCTTTTCCCAGCGGGCAATTCCTTCTGCGTCGGCATAAAGAACGTTTGCATTATCGGTGTACCGCTTGATGGTGGCATTGAGCCCATCCAGATACGGGTTGATGATTTTCGCAAGCTCTTCCATCTCCTTGATTCCGTGGAACACTTCCGGCAGGGACTTCATGTAATCGGCAGGCACTGCATAAAACTTAGACACGTCTTTCCGCCTCCCTCAGCTCTACCGTTCCCAACCGTGCGACCTCAAAATCACCGAACTGTTTGTTGAGTATCACATTTTGCACCGCTCCGTTTAAGGTAACGTCTGTCGCGTCCCGGATGGTGAGATCGGCGTCCAAAATTGCCGCAATCACCTTCGAGTAAAACAGGGTATCTTCCTCAAACGAAAGAGAAGAAATGTGCTGTTCCAGTGCCTTGGTCACCTTTTCTTGGATGATGTCAAACTGTGCGCTTTCTCTGAGCTTTAACACTGCCGCTACGTTGATTGTTTTCTCTTTCACCGTAGAGATAAATGCCTTGTGTCCGATCGGCGCGATACCGTCCCCATCTTCCTTCACAACGTCCGCTACCCGGCTGATAAGCTCCGATGTCGCCGAACCTCCTAAATCATCGGTGATAACGATACCCACCTGTCCCGGTCCCATGATGTTCGCACCAAACACTGCCACACTGCCCACTCCTGCAATCTCCATAACTTTTAGCTTGTAGTCGGACTTGTTGCCACCATAAGGGTAAGCACGAATCCATAAATAAACGCGCTCCCTCAAACTTTCGTCCGTTTCGAGGTCGCGCGCCGGTATTAAAGGATCGCTTTCAAGTTGTGCATAACCAAAGTTGCCGCCGATATTGTCAACTGGAAGCAGACTTTCCCTCGGCCAGTTTCCAACTGTTCCTCTTTGCAGACAGATTGCCTTGTATCTTCCTCGGTCAATGCGTTCGGTGAGCCGGAAGGTCACTTCGTTAATGGCAAATCGTGTGCCGATCGGTACATCGTATGGATTGTTTTTTGTGTCGAAGGTGTTGATCTGCCGAACTGCCTGCGTCGGCTGTTCACGGCTGCGCCCGAACATATCTGCGACACGGTCAAGCCATTCATCTGTCGCCGTATCAAGGAACAGCTGAAATCCCATCAGGATACTAAGCATATAATTTTGCCGGGCAATAAAATAAGCGGTCGGGGACGTTGTGTTAAACATAATCGACCCTTCCCGCTTATCAATATCATCCGGCACCTGTGACAGCATATCCTTTTCGATTTCTGCATAGCTCCACCCGTTTTGAATGTTATCTAATCTGGTTGTATCCAATCGTGAACCTCCTTTCTATCGGTACATCTCCGAAAATGGTAACTGCGGTGAATGTAACCTCAATATTTTCCCTGTCCATGGAAAAAGAAAAATCCTTGGTGCCTAAAATCCTGTCATCCTGCATCAGAGCTTCGTCCAGCCTGCGGCGGATGTCTGCTTCCACATAGCTGCGCCGCTTGCCGATCAACTCTTCCAGCTCCACGCCGTAATCGTAGGAATAAATTTTGTAATTAAAGCGTTCGATTGCAAGGATCAGGAAGATAGCCTGATTCATCGCTTCCACGTTTTCTGCTATCCTTCGCCCCAACCTCTTGTTTTCAAGGTCAAGCTGATATGTACGGGTAGTCGGTCTGCCGTTTTTTAATGTCCGGTATGTTTTTAATACGCTCATGATTCTTTCTCTGGTATCCGGTCAAGGATAACATATGTCTGCGATCCTGTTTTCTGCTGGACAAGATACCGTTGCCCTGGTTTCATTTTGTTGTATTCTACTTCGATAGGGATTTTGTCAAATTTAAGTCTGGACAATTCCACCCGTTCCCCTGATTTTTTGATAATCAAAACCTGATTATCAAGCTCTTCCTGCGTCAAATCAAAAGAAATTTTCAGCTTGTACTTCTTGAGGTGTTCCGGTATTTTGATAAAATCCATGTCCGTTTCAATCGGTTTGTCGTCTATCTTTAAGCCTTTTCCGGTGTAGGTGGCATACATCACATCGGAAAGGTTTTGACTTTTCAGCGTTTCCAAAGTCTTTGCCGTGATAATCTTTACCAGTTCCTGTGCAAAAGTGATATTGTCTATGTCCATTCACCCCATCTCATTGTCATGCTCATGGTGTGCTGGGAGCTTGTAAAGTTGTGTGTCACGCTCTCCACAAGCATCCATCCGTTTAGATTTTCCTGCGAAAGCTCTACCTTGATTCCGCTCCCGGCATGTACTCTGGTATCTCCGATTGCTTCCAGCTTTAACGCCTGCGCTTCCTTGTTTTTGAGCACAAGCAGCATCTGCGCCAGCTGCTGCATCTGCGCGTCGTTGCGGTCGGTGGTGATTTTCTCAAAGTGCATGATTTTTCCCCACTTCCCGATGTTCGCGCTGTCCTGTGCGATATAGATTTTCCGCACGCCTGCCTCTTCATCATCCTTTGCGAGTTTAATGAAGTTGGCTACATTGTCGTCGTCGATTGCCTTTTCATAGGTAAAATCGGTGCAAAGACTTTCATCACCAATCACAAGCGGCAAACGCAGGTCCAGCGTGTCCACAAGGTCGAGCTGACCGAAGTTATCAAACAAGGTGTACCAGTAACCGTTTAATCCCAGATTCTCTTGAATCGCGTCATACAGCATATCTAAGTGGGATTGACTGTCAAACAGCTTCTTGCTGAGATTTGCCTCGGTGCCGTCTATGTTTCCCAAACGGATACGGTCGTTGTCGCTCACCTGAGATGCTACTACGTTTACCCATTCGGAAAGCGGCATTTCTTTGCGCAGAATGGTGTTTGTCGGCTTAAAGTATCTCAGCTGGTCGGCACAGGTGCATTTTAACCGCTCCCTGCTGCCGCTGGTACGCTGTAAGTATCCGTAGAAGATATTTGCTCCATCATACTTGAAAGTTACTGTAGAACCGTTGTCAAACCTCCTTCCACCCTGTCTGGGATAGTCAAAGGTAAAGATGCTCGCTCCGTTGTTCCAGCTCTGCTGCACTTTGCAGTTGCCGGCAATCGCGGACAGGTCATATACACCGGAGGAATCCATGATTAAGAGCTCATGCAATTACATTCCCTCCCATTGATTTCCATTTTTCATTTGCTCAATGAGTTTTTCGTTTTCTTTGCCTATCTTGTCCCGGTATTCATTGTAGGAGTTTACAATACCGCCCAGTGCGCTTTCCTCAAAATCTGGAAAAAATTTGTCCTTGATTCCACCCCATACATTTCCCCAGTTGATTCCCGGTGCTTCAACTGCTTCTCCTGTAATATTGTTGATGTAAGTATCTTTTTTGCTGTTGTCAATCCATCCATATTCTTTGTCTGGATCAGGATCGACCGGAATAATGGTCTCTTCTCCGGTTGCAGTATCAACAACTGTATTATTGATTGGGTCATGGATGGTTCCATGTCCCGGGTCGTGGATGGGATCTTTCCATGATTCTCCCGGTGCTTCTGTTTGGTCGTAAGAAGTTTCATCCTTTGGTACTGCGTGCGGCGGCGTTTCCGGCACCTTTCCCGGGCGTGGTATTTCCGGTATCTCCGTTGTCCGCACTGCCGCTTCCTTATATTCGGTGACATTTACGCTGACGCTGTAAACTCCTGCATACTGTTCTTTCCATTGATAGCTTTCCAGCAGAACCTGTTCTGACAGGCTGCTGTATTCGGATTTCATTACCAGTCTGACCGGTTCTTTTTTTGTAAGAATAGAATCCAACTTTGCTTTGATTTGAGTTGCTGGAGTAAATCCCTGCTTGTGGTAGTGCTCCGGGAACTCCTGAAGCGTACATTCCCACGACCATTTTTTTAAGTTAGAATCATCCGCTTTCGGGAAATATCCTGTCCCGATTCCGTTATATACAACCAGTTTTCTGTCATGAGGATACTGAAACGCCGTTACCCCATAAAAGGAAATGTTGTCTAAATAGACTTCGTACAAAGTATTCCCTCCTTACAGTGTCGGTGCGGTTTCAAGCACCGTTTGCAGGCTTTCAATGGTGGTCTGTGTAAATTCGTCAAAGTCTGCCGTTTCACGAATCACCGTATTGTTAAAGACATTCTGCGGCGCAAGGGTTGCCGTTGTGAATTTGGCAAGCCACTTCTGCCCCTGAATGTCCAGCATATACCGCAGGCTTTCTTCTTCGATCTCCACCTCGCCTTTGACCTTGATCGGTGCAGAGTTTGCAACCTCAACCGGTACATTTGCCTGCATGGCAGAAGGAAAATCATTCTCAAAGTTTGCAAGTGCCGCTTTTGCCGATGAAAGGTCAATATCGGTCTGCGCGTCTACCTTTTTGGATACCGCCGCGATTGCTGCCAGTCCTCCTGCTAAAGCAACTGCACCGGCGGCAGCTTTTACAAAGTTTCCGGTAGCTGCACCCGTAACGACGTTCATAATTGCGGTCGCTGCCGTTGCCGCTGTGGTCGCACCCTTCACAAGCAGTAAGGTTCCCTGGTATGCTATTGCCGCTGTGGTTACACCGACTATCGTTGGCGCAAGCCAGTTGAGGTTGTCCGCTACCCATGCGATACCGCTTCCTATCAGCTTCATGCCGTTTGACATGAGATTGATAAACGGCTGGTATTTTCCTACCGCCATTTCGGCATTTAATTTCTGCATGACCCCGGAAAGTGTTTCCATAGCAGGTGTTGCACTCTCTGCAATCGCTGTTTTCATATTGGATGCAAAGATATTGGTCTGAGTGATGAGGTTATCGTAGTTAGCGTCTACAACTTCCTGCGTCGCGCCGAACCGGTTAAACATCTGGTCAACATAGTCAAGCATTCCTTCAATATCGCCGGTATTTGCAAAGTTCCTGATTTTCTCGCCGGAAAATCCACTCATATTGAATCGGTCTTTGATGCTCATAGTGTCGCCGGACAAAAGCTCACGCATCGCAAACACTGCGCCCTCTGCGCCCTGTGTCGGGTCTTTTGCATATAACCGTTCGGTCAGCTTGATCATTCGTTCCAGCTGGTCGGTACTCTTTGCGTAGGTGATGTATGCCGTTGTCGCGTTTGCAAGCTCTTCTCTGCCGAAAGCAGACACACGGGCATAGGCAGAAACGTAGTCATACAGCGCGGAACCTGCCTCTTTGCTGTTTGTCAGTGCCTGAAAGGTTGTTTCTTGAACCTTCTGCATTGCCGATGCATTGATTGCCGACATTGCCGCATCCCATGCTTTTTTGACCGTGTAACCGGCTGCCGCAAAGCTCATGGCTCCTACTGTCCATGAGCGGAAGGGATTTCCGGCGGTGCCTGCTGCTCCCCCTACTCCTCCGGCTCCTCCCATCGGCAGGAATTTTCCTTTTTCATCTCTCAATCTGCCCTGAGCATCAATATATGTCTTTACATCCTCTGTTGCCTGCTGATAACCTTTTGACGTTTGTTTTAAGGTTTCGTTTGCCTGTTTTTGAGAATTGTTTGCTTTTTTTCCTGCATTCGCCGCTGTATTTCCGAAAGACTCTGTTTCTTTTTTCGCCTTTTTCGTTTCTTTCCCTATATTCCTTAACGTGGTAGTACCATTGTCATGAATTGTAAATCTGGCTTCTATATTTGTCGGCATCTAACCACGCTCCTTTATTGGGGTTTGCGCCTTTCGGCAGCGTCTTCATCGGACGCCGCCAGAAACGCTTTTTCACGGGCAGGGAGTAAAAAATACTGGCTCGGTAAAATGTTGTGATTCTGGAAGGCTGCGTGAGCCAACCTCGCAAAGTAGTCATTGCCTTCCTGAATCAGTTTTTTGCTTCATCTACCAGTGTTCTGAAATCTTTTGTTACTCTGTTCTGCTGACCGTAAATATTCATCAGCTCTCCCAACTCCCCGTCTGTAACCAGTTCCATCAAGATTTCATGCGGCTGCATAATTTTTCCGTTGTGGCGTTCTGCAAAGGCGTCCACTATTTCCTTTGATTTTAAGTTTGGAGTTACCAGAGCGGCGGCGACATAATACGCCATAGTTTCTACGCCGTTTAAATCTGCTGTTTCTCTGGAAAGGTCAATTCCTTCCCTGCCGCTTAACTGGCGCATCTCCCATTCCAGTGGGTTTCCCTCATCGTCAATAAACGCATCGGAAAGAACAAATTTGATATTCTCTTTTCTGATTGGGTTTAAAAAGTTTTTTAAAGTGTCCATGCTGTTTCCTCCTATACCATTTCGCTGATTACGTCAAAATCATCAAAGGTTCCGTCCGTTGTGTGGACAATCGCCGCTACCGATTCATCATCCAGCATACCCATTTCAATATCATTGAGAATACATTCTCTGAGCTGATATTCTCCCCTGCCATGTACTGCGTTGATCTCGTTATAGTACTGAATGGTGATGCTTGGATAGATTCCCGTTTCGATCCACTGCTTTACCATCTTTACAAAGTAGGTGGTCGGGATGTAACTAATTGAGAATGTACCCTCTGCCCTTCTCATGGCGTGCTGGCTCATTCGTTCGCCGAGGAAGTTTCCCTTTTCCACCTCTCCGGTAAGCTTCGGAGAAATCTTCCTGATCTTAAACACATTGAGCATCTGCCCGTCTACAAGCGCATATCCGTTTCCGTCGTTGCCGGACGGGATATTTCTTAATCTTTCTTTTGCCATCTATATCCCTCCTATCTGGAAATAACCACAAGGTAAATCTTGTCCGCAGTATCCACAACTCGCACGCCAACGGTTACTTTGATAGAATCCCTTGCATCGTCGCCCATGCACTCTACCAACACATCATCTGGCACAAAGTCCTCGATGTATCCGTCATCAAGGTAGTTTTCTGTAATCAGCTCAATGCACATTCCCTTAATCTGATTTCTGCCGTTCTTGCTGTTCCTGATTTTTCCGATTGCTTTTTCATCCAGCATTTTTTCAAGGTCTGCTGTGATTGCAAACAGAGTGCGGACAACAAGGTTTTTTCGCCAGTCTTCCGGGTGCTCTGTGTCAAATACGGTCAACGTGTTAATATCATAGAGCACCTGCACCCTGCCCTTGTTTTCTACAAAAAGGATTTCTCCATCCGTTGTCCTTGTCTGCTGTTGCCATTTATCCAGCTTTGGAGAAACGTGCGTCCAGTGATCTACCGTCAGATGAGTTGCAGATTTTTCAATTCCGCAGCTTGCCTGAATCCCTGCCATTGTTGCACAGGCTTCCGCTGCGGTAAGTTCATACTGGGACGGACCTCCTCCTACCGTATTGTTAATAATATGGATGTCCTTCTGTTCCGGTGCGTTCATGACTACCTGAATGTTATTTCCGGCTGCTTCCAGTTTTTCTACAAACGCGATATATTTTCCTTTAACTGCCGCGTCTGTTCCGGTGTAGCACAGGATATTAAAATCCTGTTTCTGAAGCTCCACAAAGGCTGATTCATACCCTTCTGCCTGTGTCGCGTCACCATTGCTGCCGCCTGTCAAAGTGATGGTTTTGGCTTCCAGCGTTCCAGTGCCTTCCAGTTTGATAAAAGAGTTTGGTGTAAACTCTTCCGGCGTTCTGATTGCTTGCGCGTCCATCTCTCTTGTGCCTAAATAAGTCCGCACAACAAACAATTCCTTATTTGGGGTTACGGTGTTTGGGGTTACGGTCACCTTGATGTCATTTCCTCTTGCGCCGTTGTAAATTGCTTTCGCGGTAATTCCTGCCGCAAGGGTTCCCTGTGCCGGCTGACCGCTATTTGCATTTAACCGGTACAAAAGCAGCTTTCCTGCGTTCTGAATAACTTCCCGAATCAGTTTGATTTTCGGATTGGTGAAATCATATCCAAACGGGGCTACGGTATCATTTCCGCGGAGAAATTCCGTAAACTCTGCACCCCAATCTAAATCAAGCGCCATTGCGACTGTGCCGCGTGCGGACAGCCCTGCTTCCCTCTCACCGGCGATGATCTGTGAATACACTCCGGGAAGAATTTGCTTCATTACAGCCATTCTTGTGTGCCTCCTCTTCTTTTATGTTTACAATTGTTTCTGCTTCCTGAATAAGTGGTGCATCATCCGGTCTGTGTTCCCATACGGTTACCGTTCCGGTAATGTTCACGATTCCGTCTACGGTCCTGCTGTCGGTTACATACATGGTATAAGGATATTGCATCCCTTCCAGCGGCGGAATGCTCTCCGCCATGTCCATGATTTTAATTGCTGCGTCCTGTTGCTCGCTTGTGGCGTTCGCGTCCTTGCTGATATAGGCGAAGTTCGCCGCCAAAGTCCACTCCATAAAGCCATCCAGGCGCTTGGCGCGCTGTATCCGGAACACCTGTACAAAGATAGCCGGTGGAGATTGCATAATGGGCATACTCTGCTGTTGTGGCACAAGTACCACCGGTAGCCCAGGGAATTCTTTGCACAGCTGTTCGGCGGCGCTCAGCTGAAAGCAGTCGATGCAGTTCAGCTTGTTTTGGTCAATTTGGTTTGCTAAGAATCGGTCAAATCGAATGTTTTTATGAATCTGCATCACCACCCACTCCCTTGCTTGATGTTCGCAATCTCCTCATCAAAATATTGTTTCAGGTGTTCCCTTGCAAACTCTTCTCCTGCCTCCAGCATAAAGAATCCGGTGCTGTATCCAACCGTTTTCCCGTTTCTCACAACGCGGTGTCCATAGTTTACATACAAGCCATACTCCACATTGTTGCTGTATCCGCTTTCCCAGCCAGAGGAGGTGCGCTTTGCTGGGTGTGGTTCCCACTGCCCTCGCAAATATCCGGTGTCAACAGGAGTCTCCTTCATTGTTTCGCCCATACCTTCCAGCGCCGCCCGGTTGAGCACATTCCTTGCAACTCGCTCGCAATCGGCTTCCAAAGCTTTGAGTTTTCGCAAAAAATCATCAAAGTTTTGGAAATAGATAGAATCGCTCATACAATCCCCCGCCTTCTACACTTGCACACCCGGTTGATCTCATAGAGGTGGACAGTGCCGACATCATATTCCGATGTCTCTCCCAGGTGGGTGATGGTGAGCCGGTCGCCCTCGCGGATGTCCTCATCCGGCAGGCAAAACACGGTGTAATCGCTGGGAGCGGTCGCGATCTGCTCCCCCTGATTGAGCACGGGGATACTGTCCGGGGACAAGTGGCAGGCGATGCCTGTGTGCACCGTCTGCCAGCCCACAACATTGCCCTCTTTGACGCTGCGGGCCACATCCGCACTGTCCACATACAGGGGCTTGAGCAGGTCGCGCGCCGCCGCATAAGCCTGTGTCAGATTCATGGCAGCACCACCCCCCGGCGAAAGCGGGACAAGTAGGCTTTGTTTTCCTCCAGCACTTGCTGGGGGCTGATCGCCACCTTGGAGCTATTGGCGGTGGATGCCGCGCTCTGCTGCTGCTCCCCGGTGGTGGAAAATGATACCGTCGTGCTGCCCTGGGTGATCGACTTGACACCCGCCTCGGTGGTCGAGCTACTGCCGCTCTCCGAGCTAGAGGAGCTTATTTCGCTCATTAGCCCGGACGCCACCTGCTGGGCGACCGCCAGCTGCGCCACGATGGGATAGAGCGGTCGCGGCATGTCCAGCCGTCCCAGATAGGTCAATAGCAGCTGGGCGGCGTATGGGACAAATCCGATTGCCGCCTCCTGCTGCTCCTCCGGCAGATTATACAGCGATATGATCTTTACAATTGCGTCCTTTTGCTCTGCCTGCATTTTTGTCCTCCTCCGGGGGCTCCGGATTTGCCTCCTCCTCCAGCTGGTAACCGTGCTCCGCAAACCACTGGATGAGCCACGGGGCATCGGTGTGCGCCACGCCGTCCTGAAATTGCAGCGAGACATGCAAGCCGGTGATCGGGTTTGGTGCCTTGATAATCACAATCTATACCTCCTTTACGCGGTCTTTTGGTAGATGGCATAGAGCTTGGTGTCTTTCTTTGGGGCAAAACTCGAGCTTGCAGCATGGTTAGCCCCTTTTCCGTCAGGGCTTTCGTTCCATTCCTTAAAACTATCATTGTCTCCCGGATAGGTCGTGATGGTCGGCGCGGCAGAAAGGGTGATGTTTGCTCCAAAATCACTTTGAATTTGGCTTGTCGGCACAGTCCCCACAGCACCGTTGAGATCGTAAAACACCTCAAAAAGCGGCTGCGGAGCGTTGGTGTCCTTGGCGTCCTGCATGATGGTGCCAAAGTGGGTTGTCTCATGCTCGGTATAGTAGGTGTCATCATTGGCCTCTGTTTCGTCTTTGCCCTGCATCGGGGTGCCTACCTGTTGGCCGGTATAGATGCCGTTGACAGACAGCTGTTCCCCATCAATCGGAGTGCCGCCAGTCCATTTTGTGTCTTTGTATTTCATGCGGCCGCCTCCTTTACTGAACTTTGATTTTGCGGAATACTGCCGCGCCCTTGGTCGCCTTGAGCGCAACCGCTGCGACCATCTCAACCTCGCCGCGCTTGACAGCGTAAGCGGTTGTAAAATCAGGCAGCCAGGTGCGGATGATCGGCTGACCGTTCATGGATACGCCATGGAAGCCGTCCATCAGGTCAAAGCGCGCTGCATACAGCGAGGTTTCACCGCTCTCATTGATGCCGACAACAGGGTCGTTGGTACCAGGCTTTGCGCCCAAGTCTACCAGCGGGATGCCGCCATAGGTCGTGATGGTCTGCCCCAGGTCGTTTTGGGTCATCTGGTACTGGCCCACACGGCGGGCAATTGCTCTTACTTTGGCAATTGCCTTGGTGTTGCCCGCAATAAAGGACGGGGTTCCATTGAGCAGCGAAAGAAATTCATCCATCATATCCACAAACGCCTTGTAATTGGTGTCGATGGTAGTGGATGTGGACAGGTCAATAGCGGTAGTCTTGTTAAATTCGGTGTCGCTGCCGGTCAGAGCTACATCCAGACCATCAAACTCCTTGGCGTCGGTGGCGCTGTTACCGTTAATGACAGTGTCATTAAACAGTGCACCCGCCGCTTTGATTTTCTGTTCCATCTGGAGCTGTACCTCATCTACGATACCGCCCATCCCGGCGATGACGCGGTCAATCTCAAATGCGCCGCCGAAAATTTTCAGATCGACATTATAGCGCTGCTTTTTGACCTCGCTCGGAGTGTATTCTTCATTGACTGCGCGAAAATCTGCGGTTGGCTGAGTAACCAGGCGGGTATAACCGTAGGTCGGAGTTGCGCCGCCGCCGGTCGGGGAAACAGCGTCGTGGAAAGGCATATTGTCGAGCAGGAAGCTCGATTTTCTAAATTCGTCGATGACGTATGCGTCCAGATCGGTCTGGACATTCAGTTTTGCCTGTGCAAGCGTTACTGACATAATATCTCTCCTTTATTTGTTCTGGTTCATCTGCTGCAAGATCGCTTCCCGGAGGCTGGTTGCGTGCGGTTCCCCTCGGTCGCCTGCTGGCGGCGGCGGGGTCCCTTTTGATTTGGTCGGTTCTACCTTAAACTGGTTCGGATAGTCCGCCTTTGTCTTTTCAGAAAAGGCATCCTTGTCTTTCAGTTGCCCATCCTCATCAAATAGTTCAGAGGTGTCCCCCAGTTTGTAGAGCAGATAATCGACATCCTGCGCGCCCATCGCGGTCAGTTCCTGGCGGATGGTTGCTTCCTGCCGGTCTTTTTTGCGTCCTGCTTTTTCTTCTGTCAGCTCTGCTATGAGCTGATCCACTTTAGCCTGCAAGCCATCGTCCTTCATGGCTTTTAAGCTATCAAACTCCGCCTGTACTTCGGGGAGCTTTTCGGCATCGGCCTTGTATCTTTCCAGGTCGGCCTTTAGTCCGTTGGTAACCTCGGTGTGTGCCTCAATGATCTGGTCGGCCTTGTCGTCCTCAATTCCGAGCGCCTTCAAAAATTTGCGTGTGATACTCATTATTTCAGTCTCCTATCCTTCGGCCCCGGTCCTTTGGGGTTCGGCTGTTTATTTTAACCGCGGTCCTTTGCGGTTGTTAGCTATTTTCGATATATTTCTTGTACCATTCTCGGTAGGTCATATTAGCCGGGACGGTGATCGGATTGCCGTCCGCATCGCGGGCCGCGCGGGTCATCATGCTACGGTCAGTGTCCTCATAATAAGGGGTTGCCACTGTACGACAATTGACGTGGAATGGCGGGTAATTAACTCCCACAATCACCCGGTCTGTATCATAGGCGGCGCGCTCGTACTCGCTGTCAGCCCTTTTATATTGTTCCGGCACATCCCCGCCCCTGGTGGCCGAAAAGATGCAGCCATCCAGCGAGCGACAGTTTGGGGTTGTCCTTGTGTCCATCGTCGCGGTGATCTCATAGTAAGGGACACCGGTCTCAAGATAGGTTTTTAAGCGTGCCTGTCCGGTGGCGTATGCGCTCTCATTGTAGAGCAGCCGGTAAGCCTCATACTTTTTGCCGCTTCCTGTGACGTTGCCGTCCTTGTCCACCTGCACTGCACCGATCATCTTGCCCAGCTCCTCCGCAAAATCCTGCGGTGGCCGTCCCTCGGTAAACATGCGATTAAGGGTCTGCCGGATTTTAAATACAACGTCCGCATCCTGCCGCCACAGTCTGGACGAGATGCCTAATCCCTCCACAGGCTCGGCAAGCACCTGCTCAACAAATCCCTTTGGCAGCTGCGCAAAGGCAAAGACCCGCTCGGTGGATTTGGATATATCGTATTGGGTGCGGTAGTATTCTTCGACTGCCACGTCCTCCACCGCTTGGTTGATGCTCTCCCTCTGCTGCTGATATAGCTTCTGCAGCGTGGCGTTGACCTGTACCAGCAGCGCATCCAGCCGGGTCAATCGTACCTTGGTGGAGATGTTTTCCAGCTCAAGGTTAAATGTCCCGATGCTGTTGCGAGCCAGCTTCTCAAATTCTGCGAGATTGCCCTTAAATTCTGCTAACTCCTTGCGGCTCAGCGCCTTTTTGGCTTCTGTCAACGTGATGTCGTTGTTTTTGGCATACCGGCCATAAAAGGCATAGATTTGCGCAGTCAGATCCTTTTTAGCCTGCTCAAAGGCTGCCACCATTTCTTTGAGACAGTTATTGACTGCATTTTCGTAGCGTCTGACGCTCTCCGCCGCGCGCTGCTCCCAGTAGTTACTGCTCATTGTTTACCTCTTGCGGCTGGCTAAAGCTGTCCAGCATATTGCGCTGCGCCTCCTCCTGCTCCTTTTTCACAAGCTCGTCCTCTGCATCCGGGTCATCAATATCCGGGTGCTTGCGGCGCTTGGTGTAATCTGACATAACGGTGGATGGGGTGGAGTTAAGCCGCTCAACAATCTCATTGTCGACTTTGGGCTTGTTGCGGGTCCATGTCTGTTCGATTGTTAGGTCGTCAGACCTGCCAAGGTGTGCAAGGATGGCGCGCACTAACTTATTGAGCGCCACCTCAAAGCGTGCCTGCATCATGCCCGCTTTGAGTTCGAGCAGGCTGTACAGGTGATCCACATAGGCCCCGGTCGCCTGCCCGGTGCGTTCCGGGTTCGGGTCGACGCCCATGCCGGATATGTATATCTGTTTTTGCAGGATGGTCAGTGCCGCATTTCTGGCCTCGTGCGGGATTTCGACGGACAGCTTGTCCAGACCGCCATTTTCGTCCACGGTGACATATTTCTGTGCCTTGATCTGCTGCAACAAGTTGACCGGCTTGTTGACCTGCTTTAACAGCGGGTCCCCATCCTCGTCATAGAGGATATTGCCCGCATCGTCTCGCTGGGGGATGCTGATTGTCTGCTCATTTTCGCCTGTGTAATCCTTGAGCACCCAAACAATCTCCTGGATGTCGTCCAAGTCATTCGCAAAACCAGAGATGACCTTGTCATACATATCGATCAGCTCTTTGTATTTTGGCAGGTCGCCCTGTTCTTTTTCGTTGTTGCAAAACTCAATAAATGGGATCTCGCCAAAATCGTTTGGCAGGCCGGTCACCGGCTCGCCGTCGATCATCAACTCCTCCGCCTCCAGCTGCCCGCCTTTGAGGTAGAGCACGCCGTCTTTGTCCCACACCTGATAGTGCGGAATCTGCTGCCCCAGACTGTCCTCCAGCGTGTACCGGCGCACCAGTGCAATCATCGGTTGGGCAATGTCCATCGGGTCGGTAAATTTGACACATTCATCCGCCCGCAGCGCCGCCATCCGAAATTTTCCGCTGGTATCAATCCAATACTGCAGCCACGCCTTGCCGCCGTTGGTCGCATAGGTTGCAAGGTCGGTCATCACCTTTTTGTATTCGTCCCCCAACGCCTTTTTGACAGCTTTGGACAGCTCCTCGTCCTGACCTACCGCAAAAATCGGTGGATAGGTAAAGAGGTAGGCCACCTTTTGGACGGTCATAATCTCATGCCAATTGGTCGGGATGCGGTTGTCTGCCGATCGCAGAGGGTTGTTTCCAAGCTCTTTGAGATAACTGTTGACCGCGTCGATTGCTGCCGCACCTGTACGCCTAATATCGCTGTCGTTGGCGTAATATCGCTCACTCACCTCAACGCGCTTATGCCATTTGGCAAACTCCCGCTGCGCCTTGCGGATATACTCCCGCGCCTGCTCCAGTTCCATTTACATCCCTCCAATCCGCAAACCTTTATTTTTGTAAAGCACTGTCTGCACAAAATAGCGCATATCGTCCATCGCATGGTCGTACTGCTTGACCGGCTTGTCCTCCCCGCGCCCTGCCGCCTTTTGATCCCAGATATAGGACAAAAACTCGTCAAATATCTCGTGGCAACAATCGCAAAACAGCAGCCTGCCCGCGTTGAGCTCGGTGGAGACGTTCGCGATCCCGCTCAGGACGTCATTGTTTGCCTGCCGCACCCGATATTCTTCATGCCGCTTGATGCACTCGATAAAGCTCGCCGCCGACGGGTCCACAATCACGGCGACCGGCTTTTTGCCGCCGGTATTGTCGGCAATCAAGTTGTGCAGCTCTCTGTAATGCTCCTCGTCGGTGCGCTGCCGCATCTGCTTGACGCTGTCAAAGTAGCTGTCCGCCACCCGGTACCACTTGCGATTGTACAGACCCCAAAGGCCCATGCTCGTCGGGTTGTGGGTTCCGTAGTCGATGGAGACATAATACTTTGCATAATCGCGCGGCTTTGATTTGACAACGTGCTTTGCCTCGTCAAATTGCGGATAGATGATGCCATCTGCCGCCACCCACTTACCCAAAATGTACCGGTCATAAAACACGCCGCTGTACATGGAGCGGTAGCGCGCCTTGATCTCATCGGTGAGAGCTGGGTTGTCGTCCAGTTCGAAATGCAGGTGCAAGGCGTTGTGCTTGTCAGGATGCTTGACCCACTCCTCATAAAACCAGTGTTTTGGGCTTTCCGGGTTGCAGTTAAACCAAAACCGGCTCCCGTCTACGCTGCATCTTGCCAATGCCTGCTCTACAAAAGAGCGGGTTTGCAAGGCAACCTCATCAAACAGCACGCCTGCCAGAGTGCGACCCTGAATCAGAGCGAAGGAGCTTTCGTCCTTACCACCAAACACCTCGAAGATGTTTTGTTTTTTGCCCTGGGTCACAATCATTGTTTTGTCTGCCCTGCGCCAGCTGATGTGATACTTTTCTCGCACCAGCTTGATGCCCAAGTAAGGCTCTATGATGTTTTTGATTGCCGACTCCACCGTTTTTCCGCAGATGGCAAACCGCTGCCGATCGTATCTGCGCATGGCATCGTCCACAAAAGCAATTGACATAAACGATGTTTTGCCGGAACGCACGGCGCCATCCGCAATCAAAGCATTGTAGGAAGTAAACGGAAAGGCAAGAATCTGCTTTTGCTTTTTACTGATCGGCATCCTGCTCCATCCTTTCCGCCTCTTCTTTGAGCGCTTTTGTGAGCGCATCCTCTGCCATTTGCTCCACCTTGTTTGCACCAAACTTATCAATCAAAATTCCTAGCGCTTTCATTTTATCGTACAACTTAACGGACGCTCCATCCTTTCCCACTTTGATCTGACTAATAAGCTGTCCATCCACTTCTGTAGATTCTTTGAACTTTATGGTGTTTACCATCTTTTTTAGCTCATGCTTTTCGCCATCTTCTCCTTTGACCATAATTGGGCCAAACGGTCCCATAACAGTTTCCTCTGTCTGTCCAAAAGAAACAAAATCGGTGATGTCTGCAAATGCAATATCTACATAGCGCTGAAAAATATCTTCTTCAGTCAAAAGCTCCTGTTCCATTCGTTGCCTTTTCAGTTTCCTGATTTCTTTTTGAACCTTAGTATTTCTTAGTAGTTCGGACCCGTTTACCATTGCTGTTTCATAACTGCATCCATATGCTTTCTGGTAGGATTTTGTCGCATTGAATGTCCGAAGATAATAAGCACAGAAAATCCGCTGTTTATCGGTCAAATCCGCTTTTTCCAGTTGGTCAAAAAATTCTGTTTCTCTGCTACCATTTGTTTGGTGCAAATCATCGTGTTTTTCATTCCGAACGTTCGCTTTCTTTTCCGAACGTTCGGAATCCCATTGATAAGTATTTTTCCAGCGGCGAACAGTTCCCGCTGGAACTTGAAGCCGCTGTGCTATCTCGACCAGTTTCATACCCTTCTGGTACAGCTCCGTCGCCTGTTTTACCTTTTCATTTGGTGCTCTTGGCATATCACCACTTCTCTCAACGTTTTATTTTTTCTTGTCAATTCATTTTCCGCTACTTGCACATCAGGACTAATTTAAGACTAACTTTTGAAGATTCAAAGGTAAAAACGGCATAAAAAAAACCGGTATTCATCATCTGAATCCGGCTAAAAATATTGAATTTTTCGCATAAATAAGCCATTTTTCTTCAAAAATGTATTGACAATCACGCAAATGCGTGGTATAATAGAATCATAGGAAGGGGGTGAGAAAATTGAGCAAACAAAAAAGCAAGAAGATGTCCAAAAAGGAAATCTGGGAGCTTGTAATCGAAACTGTGATAGCCGTCGCCGCTTTGATTACCGCCATTAAATCCTAATCGGACATTGCGGATGGGGAAACCCATCCGCCCCTTAAAAGGGGCTTCCTGCTATTTTTAGTATACCACACCGAAAGGAGATGTTCAACTTGAAAAATAATCGCTTCTGGTTTATATCCCTGATCTGCTTTTCTTTGATTGGCATCAATCTCGACTGGCCTTTCTTTGTTCGTGTTATTGTAATCCTGAACAGCCTCCTAATTTTGGGGCAAGTTGCCTTCCGAATCTGGGAAGCGTATCGTCCGACAAAGGAGGAAAAAGACCATGCTTAAACTTCGAGAAATCCGCAAATCAAAGGGTCTGAGTGTGCCGGAGCTTTCGCGTCAAAGCGGTGTCCCCAAACGCACCATAGAGGACATCGAAGCCCGTGGTGATTGTCGTATCTCTACCGCCTTTGCTTTGTGCAAAGCAATGAATATCACCCTCGATGAAATCTACGAACCCGACCCTAAAGCCGAATAGCCCTTAACAGCAAGCCCGCTTATCTTTATGATAGGTGGGTTTGCTTTATAGAGCAAAAGCCACACCCGAAGGCATGGCTCTTGTTCTAAAAAGGAGGTCTTACATGAACTCGAATATGAGATTTTGTCTTTTTTCTCTGCATTATAATGATATCACAGAATCTATGTGGCTTTCTATGGCGTGTTCGTCCACCGCGCTCAGCGCCCTGCCATGCAGCCGCAACGCCCAGCGATAATCATATCCCATCATCAATGCAATCTCCTCCCACTTTTTGCCGTTGATGTAGCGATACTCGAGCAAAGTTCTCAGGGTGCTATCCTCCACCGCGCAGATGACGCTCTCGATTTTCTTTCGTTTTTCCACCAGTTTATCAATCTCCGCATTGATTTCTGTTTCTAAGTCTACAATTTTGGAAATCGCCCCCTGCGTGCCTCCCCCTCCTCCCCCTCTGGGCATCCCGGAGAGATTGGGGCTTACCCTAGTTGCCAGTTCTCTCCATCTCTGCTGTTCAAGCAGCAAGCAGTTCACTCGCTGGTTGATTCTTTGGTATCCTAAAAGATATTCTTTTTTTTCTTTGTTAGTCATCCGTTAACCCCGACTCCTTTCTGTTGTCCATCGCCGCCCGAAAGAGCGCATCATTTTCACGCTGGAGCTCCTCCAGCCTGTCTGCCGCCTCCCTGAGCACCCTGCATCCATGGATACCGCAGTTGTGCTCAAATCCGCACCCAAGGCAATTCAGGGTGCCTGTGTTTACCGCCATCCGGCGCAGGGCTTTGATGATGTTTTCAGTTTGCATTTTATTCCTCCTGTTCTCCCCAATAGTCGGTAGCGGTGTCCAGGCTTCGACCTTCAGAGTTGTGCATTCTGGATACTCGCTCACAATCCATCCCTCATCCGGGATGTACTCTGCTATGCAGTAAACCCGATCCAGAGTGATATTGGGTTGCGGCTTGCCAGATACGATTGCCAGCACTCCAACATCTGACTCCGGCAGCCTGTTTTTCGGGTTGTACCATCTTTGATTATTTTCCATGTTGATCCTCCATCCTCGTTTCAGTAATTGAATTTTACATATTCCGCATCGGCATATCCGCTTGCAGCCTTTGAACGGTACAACCTTCTCATCGGATGCTCTTCCTCCACAATTACACCGTTGCCGTCAAACTCTTCCAGAATCTTTTTTTTGTGTTTCTCGTATTCTCTCTTCAGTTCTTTTTCACTTTTGCATTGCCGCAGGAACTGATAGCTTATGCTTTCTTTCCAGAACAGCATCCCCTGAAAGATTCCTACCTGCGCCCAAAGTGTTCCTCCATCTGGACAGAGCGGCGGATATTTCACAGTGATCCGCCTTTCCAGGTTTTTTGGTTCTATTGTTTCATACTGCCTGCGGTTCTCCTCCGCCTGTTGCCTGAGCCTTTCTAGATCATCCAGTCCCTCTTCGTACGAATAGCAGCCTCCGCTGTCTGTTCGGTAAAACGGATAAAAGGGAAGCCCCTCTACCTTGGTGACCGTCGCTGTTCTCAGCTCTCCTAAAACAACCTTGCCTACTGTATCTCCAACCTGACGCAGGCCTGGAAAACTCTTTTTCTTGGTAGCTTTTCTTTCCTGCATCAGATCATCGAATGTCAGCTGTTCAAAGTACATCTTCTTTTACCTCTCTAATCTTAACTCGATATGCAAAAGTTGATAGGGGTAGTCCACAAGCCTTAGCAGCTACCGTTTTGGGGATTTGTCCGCTGTTCGCCAAAGCACAAGCAAAATCAAAGTTGCTCGGCAAAGGAGCTGGCGGTCTGCCGAATTTGATACCCCTCGCTTTAGCTGATGCTATCCCCTCCGCTTGCCGCTTTTTGATGCTCTCGCGCTCTGACTGTGCTACAAAGGATAAGATTTGCAGTACCAAATCGGAGATAAAAGTCCCCATCAGATCTTTACCTCGGCGGGTATCGAGCAGGGGCATATCCAGCACCACAATATCGATACCCTTATCCTTCGTGAGCATCCGCCACTGCTCTAAAATCTCGCCATAGTCCCTGCCGAGCCTATCAATCGATTGTATGTAGAGCAAGTCGTTCGGGCGCAGGTGCGATACCAGCATTTTATAGGCTGGACGCTCGAAGTTTTTGCCGGACTGCTTATCTGTGTAGATGTGCCCATCAATCACACCAGCGGCCTTTAAAGCATCAATTTGTCGGCGCTCGTTTTGCTCTGCGGTAGACACCCTTGCGTACCCGTATACCTTGCTCATGGCTATCCCTCTAAATCCATCTTAGCTCCACAGTTGGGGCATTAGTTGAGGCTATACCCCGCCTTGTACCCTTTTCCGTAGCACAATGCGTTCCTCATGTTTCGCCACCCACACAATGAACATTTATCGTGGCTATGCGCAGGCCAGTTGGGGTTCTTTTCGCTCTCCCATCTTCCGTGCACCACCGGTACAGCATCCTCCGCAGGCAACGCTTGCATTTCTTCATACAGCGTGTTCATGCTCCATCCCCACGCCTGTGCGCTTTCCAGCAGTTTAAGCACTTGTTCGCGCTTGATGTATTCGCTCATTGTCTCTCCCTCCTTTTACCATTCATTAAATGCTGGGCGTTTTAGTGTATCAAGGATTGCGGTAAGAAGCTCAGGGTAGTGCTTTTCTATGTCCTGAAGCTTTGTAGTTTTGAGTGGTCTCCTACTATCTGCGATTCCCTGCGCCTTTTGCAAGCACTCTATCATCCGGTACCTGTACTCATATATCGTGTATGGGCAATTATTTGTTCCGGCTCTTTCAACCTCGCGGATAAGGAAGGGCAAGTCATCTCGCAACTCATAAAGAGCTGTCGCTATAACCCATGGCAATTCATTTAAAATCATAGATAGTCGAAATATCGTCGGGTCTGTGATTTTGTTTTCTGGGTTTTTACCGCATCTCTTCTCATGCTCCGCAGTTTCTTCCTTTGTCGGAAATGTTTTGTTGCAGTAATCACACTGCCATACTTGTCGCATTATTTACCCTCCTTCATCTTTTTTCTGAAACTGCTTGCCTGCGGACAAGTGCTCCAATGAGAAATATATCCTATGCCTGTCATTTCCTCCGGTTTTGCATCAAATATGCAACTAAGTACCTCTCCATTTGGGGTGACAATTTTCTCTTTCCCTTTTGGAGTCTCCATGTATGGTATTGGCTCAGCATCACAAGGCATGGATTTTCCTTTTATAGTACGAATCCAAACAATAGGTCTTCCACAAGCTTTACAAACGGCTGTTCTCATCTTTTCTCCTCCTTATCCTCTTCCACCAGCTCTTTTAAGCGGTCAAGGTCGTAGTCATCGCCGAGGATGTCTTCAATTTCAGCAAGGCGGTCAATTACCTTTGCTTTCCAGTTTGGTAGCTTCTGGCACCTATAACAATCACTTTGCCATACATCAGGGTTTCCAATCTGACGGTCTGAACAACAGTCTAAACAAGGACTTTTATTGCTTATACGTTCCACGCTTATTCCTTTCCTTCTCTAAAAACATACATATCATTCTGCGGATTGCAAGTAACCAAAGCACCTATCCTGCACCCTCGCAAACCTCTAAAGTTTTTGCACCCGTTGCACCACTCAGTTTTCCTGAGCATCTTGATTGCCACATTCCTTTCCCTCTCTGCCTTTTCCGCTCTAGCTTCGACGGATTTGGCACGGGCAAGTAGGTCATTGATGGCGGTAACTGCATCGTCAATATAATCTAAAATATTCGGGTTGCTCTCATCCCGTAAAATGTCAATCAGTTTCTTGTAGTCCATGTTAATCCTCCTCTGCTGGCTGTTTAATCTGCTCTGCTCGAATCATCGCTTCTTTTGCGATGTTACACAATGCTCCCAATGTCTCATTGTAGGTGTATTTGCTAGCCATGATATCCCCCTCCATGCAAGTAAGCCTCCATCGCTTCAAAGTCCAGCGATTCCGTTGCTGGGCTCTGCACCTTCTGCGTGGTGCTGTATCCGTTTTTCTCCCATGTCCGCACAGTAGCTTTCCAGTCCTTCATTGAATTTTTGCCAACCTTCCAACCGTTGGATTCATAATAATCGACAAATCGTTCAGGGTCTACGTTATTTTTCCTTTCCTGACAATAGGTTCTTACCTCATCAACTGTCGGTTTCACAAAATGCGCGCGGGAGCGCTTGTGCTCGGGAGACTGGTCTCCCACGTTATTTATATTATCTTTACCTATCCTATCCTTACCTAACCTAACCTCGGTATACGGTTTGTATTCAGAGCTGGATACATCTTGTATACAGCCTGTATCCGACTTATATACAGGCTCGTGGGAATCGCATAAACAAGCGGATATCTCTGTATGTAGAGAATAAGCTCCGGTCTCACTTTCTGCGAGCATTGCCTTTTCTTTACGATAATCTGTTTCGTGATATCTATCTTTGGGAATGTAGTTATGTACCTTCCAATCTCGTATCACGCAGACGCCGCTTTCGAATGGAATCAAGTATCCTTTGGCAACCAACAGTTTGAGATCGTCTTCGCTACATCCTACCATCCGGGAGATACGCTTAGGAGATGCAACAAACCCATCATCATCCGCCCTCACAGACAAGTCGTAATAGAGCAGCCTAGTCGACACTGGCATATCCAAAAACAAATCTGTGTCGACCACTTTTTTTGAAATCATTCGTCTTTCAGCCACCCTCTCGCCTCCTAAAACGGTAAATCTTCCTCATTGGAGGGTACCTCAGCAAAGTCGTTCATGCTCATCTGCTTGGGCGGTGGCGGCAACTGCGTGTTGCATGCGGCTGCTTGATATGCTGCCGGTGGCATCGCAAAGTTGCCCGAAAACTCACCTTCCTCCGGCATCACATCCGCCGATGTGCGGTTTGATTTCTCCCCGGTAAAGTGCCCCTGTGATACCAGCACCTCGGTTATAGTGCGGTTATTGCCGCTTTTATCGGTGTATTTTCTGGTTCGCAGCGCTCCCTCTACCAATATCAGAGAACCTTTGCGAAACCACTGGGAGATAAACTTCGCAGTGCCCTCCCACGCCACGCAGTTGATAAAATCGGTTTCCTTCTGCTCGCCGTATCCGCGATCAACCGCCAGGCAGAAGGAAAGCACATTCTTGCCGGACTGTGTGCGTCTGAGCTCTGGCTCCGCTGTCAATCTTCCCATCAAAATCGATATATTCATGTTACACTCTCCATTTCAGTATCTTGCATAGGCTTTCATCAAGCCTTATGCCGGTTATGTGGTACTTCTTATCAAAGGATTGCTGCCCAATCTGGTCTACCTCGCAATGATGTTGCCGGCACAATGGCTGTACCAGCTGCCCCAGATGGTGCATCTGCCGCCGGTCTCGCCCCATTCCGACACGCTCTACCTCGTGGATATCCGCCTTTTTGCCGCAAATTGCACAACGCCGATTTGCTACGCAAGCATATAAATACCGCTCGATGTCCTCGCATCGGTTGAGCAGGCTGTCCCTGCATGGGATTTCATGCTCTATCGCCAAATCAATCAGGTAGGAGATAAACTCTCTTGCTGTGCTTACATCGCAGTTTGAGAGGCTAAAAAGGTTGATATCCAGCAGTTCGCAGTAATGGTATTCCAGCTGGTGCCGCACTGCCTCGGCACCGGTGGTATCGATAAGATACAGCAGCTGAAGCTGCCGCAGCACATCCCGATATTGCCGCTTATCCTTCGCCCAGGTTGCCCAATCTGCGATGTCCCGCACCATGGCAAAAATTTTCCGTCTCTGTGCCGGGGTGATAGTGCGGCCATCGATAAGCCGCACCTCACACTCGGTAAGTTCCTGCCTCTGCAAGAGGCCAGAATCTGAAAACGGCGCCGTGATTGTGAGCGCTGTTCCATCGTATCCGCTGATGTACCCCTTAATCAGCACCGCCTACCACCCCTTGACTGCTGTGATTAATCGCTGTAGCTGTGATTTTGTGAGGTTCTCGGGTGTATTTCCCATACTCTGATGCGCCCACTGCGCCATGATTGGCTTGTCCCTGCCCTTGTCAGCGCCGAGCTTGTAAAACTCTGCAATCAGCTTGTCGTCCGCTTTCTCTCTGGGCGGCTCTGTGTCCTTTGTGTACTTCGTTCTGTCTGCTTGCCAGTAAACGTCCGCCGCAACACCCAAAGCCTTGCAGGCCACGCTCAGGGCGTCTGTGAGTGCCATCTTGTAGCACTCGTCGCTGGTATACATTCCACTTTTTTCTTTTGTCACAAAACTGTTGCCGCCGATTCCGGGGATTGGCTCGCTCCAATCCTCCCCAACCCTGTGATACAGGTTGATGAGTGCAAAAGCAGCAACCTCTCCGTTTGCGCCCTGCTCCGTCCAGAGTTTCTCGACGGTGTATTTCCAGCCGATTCCACATGGCCCAAACTGCTCGGTCAGAGCCTTGATTCGCCACATCGGATTGATATCGCTCTTCCCTTTCAGCCTGCCGGCTTCGATTTTCTTAATTGCTTCCGGTGGTGGTGTTCGTACCGTGTTATACAAAGTCATGTTGTCGCTCATTATTCCCCATCTCCTTCTATCAGCGGGCAGCTCTCATCGATTTTAAGCTCCGCAAAAGGTAAAATCTCATGGGTGATAGTGCAAATCTCCCTTTTGTGGTTGCTGGGGTCTGCTACACAAAAAGTGCACCACCTGCAAACCTGTTCATCCTTCGGAAAACTCACTTGTCGAATGAGCGTCTTTGTTATGTATTCGTCGCAACCCGTACGCTGTCTCAAATCAATCCCTCCTTCACATAGTCCAAAAAATCTCCTGAGTGCCGGCAGAACTCGGCTTTCTCCTCCTGAATGAGCTTGTTTTTTTCTGGGTCCAGCATTTCCGCCAGATACCCGGCAGTAATCACGCGCAGTTTTTCTTCCTCGTCCGCGCCCTCAAACATCCAGTCGAGCCAAAAATCTGCCTCGTGCTCTGCAATATAGCCGGGCACAAAGTCCGCGCCCTGATTGCTGAGATAATCATACAAGCAATCGTTGCATACTCTGTCCCCGTTGCTAAAGGCGACCAGCTCATCATCCGGTACCCAGAGTTTGCAACAAGTGCATCTGCTGCACTCTATGTCTCGGCATTGCGGGTCGTGGCGCTCAGCACCTACAATCATGCCGTTTTCAAGCATTGCTTTTTCCTCCTTTTTGCTCTTTTGCCTCGAGGATAAGCACCAGCCGATGCAAAAACTGCTTGTTTGTCGGTGTTTTTGCTGGCAGTAGGCTCGGGCTAAAATATCGTATCATCAGGGCAGTCGCGGGGTTTTTGTAAGCCTGCTTAATCGCCCTCCCGATAGCACTGCGCACTGTGTTCGGCTTCGCTCCGTGCTTTTCTCCGAGTGCAAGGTAAATATCCTGCAATTTTGCTTTTCCATGCGGGTCCATTATCATGGCTTCATGGATGTATTTTCTACCTATGCCCCGCTCTATTCCAAGTCCGCTGAGCAATCTGTCCAACTCGCATTCGTCCACTTGCTTTTCTCCTCTCTTTCTGATACTATGGAGGTGGATTTGTTTTGGGATAATCCACCCCTTGCCGCTTGCAGTCTGCTACACTGCTGGCGGCTTTTTTATCTTCTTCTCCGTTTGGCATCCCGAAGGTTGCAGGCATCTTTAAACTTTTCCCTCAGATGCCGAACCTCGCCATAATATATCTTAGCGTTGCGCTCATCTGCACAATCATAGGCAATCCCGGCAAGGCAACCATCACAGCCGCCGGGCAAGCCTTTGTACTGGCAGTGCTCACAAATCTCCCGATATACCTTTTTCGGCCCGCCCATTTAATCCGCCTCCCTCTCGGCCTCGATTTTGGCACACCGTACCGCCTGTTTTACAGCACGCTTTTTCCGCTTCCAGTAGCGGTGCCGGTGGATTTCTTCAGCTACAATATAGAGCAGTGGCAACACCAGCATCCCGCCAAAAAACATCAGCCCCAGCATGATAATCTCAAACATTACTCGATATCCTCCCCTAAAAAGTATTTGTGCATCTCTGCAAGCTCGATGTCCAGCGCACGGCAGATGATGTAAGCCTGATCCAGTCTTGGGCTGACCTTGCCGTTACAAATGGCATAAACATAATTTTTTTCTCTGCCGATCATGGCAGCAAGCTGGATGCCGGTGACGCCCTTTTCCCTCATGCGCCCTTTTAGCTTTCTGAGTTCTGACATGGCTTTTCCTCCTTGCTCACAAACAGATTTACAAAATATACCTGCCCCTTGCCGGTGACCTTCGGGGTTTTGCTTACATGGATGTGTCCGTCACTGTGGGTGATGGTGGTTTCTTTGATTTCAAACAGCCCCATCTCCATGGCCCGCTGGGTTGGCATATTGTAGTCGCTGCCCTGCCGTTTGATGAGATAGCCGTTATTTCTCAGCCATTCAAACAAGCGGTTCTGGCCGATATTGATGCCGTTCTGCTTGAGCAGCTTTGCCAACTCGCCAATTAGGATGGAGGTTTTGGCAGCTTCCACCGATTCTGCAAACAGCACCTTCGGCTTTTGCTCCTCAACCTTTACTTCCAGTGCCCTGCGCTTCTCCTGCTCGGTTTTCAGGTTCTGCGCCAACTGGATGAGGGTGTCTGGCTTCAGGAGCACTTCTTCCAGCTTGTCCGGCGTCATATAGGCACCGTGTTTGCGGATGGACGGGATGACCTCGCTTGTCACCCAGCGTTTGAACTTCTTTGCCGTTGACAGCTTGCTGGAAAGTACCAGACTGTACAGGCCGGATTCGTTGATGATGGTCATTTGTCTGTTCTGACCTGAGCCGTCAAATCGACGGGTCAGCTTA